AGCAAGGTCACGTCAGTGCCAACTGCGGCATCGAACTTAAAGGTGTAGCTCGGGTCGAGCAGCAACTGCGTGTTCGAGACACGCCCCGAGTACTGGATCGGTCCCTGCTGGTTGCTGGTCCCGAAGCCAATGACCAGCCAGCCTGCGGCATCGGGGAATTGGCTCGCGTTCGCGACCGCGAGCACGCGCTGCTGCTGGCCGGCGGACACTAGTCCGGCGACCGTGGTGTTGACGGAGGTGATGGAGAGCCCAGCGCGGGGGTCGAAGATGTACGGACCGGGAATCCCGTTCGGGTCTGGCACAATGGCGGTGACCGGTAGCACGGTGCCTGAGGTGCAAGTCGTGCTGAACAGGAACTCTGGCGTCTGATAGGTGAACTGGGTCGAGTTCAGAACGGTGACTACGAAGGCTCCGTTCAAGCCGCCCCCGCCACTGGTAACCGCTGGAGGGTATGCGCCATCAATGAACACCAGCGCGTTGGTCGCGAGTCCATGCGCGGTCTGGGTGGTCACGGTGACGAGGCCCGAGACGACACGGGTCAGTGTCTGGATGTTGAGCACGGCCTGGGCGTGGAGGTACGCACCTGTTCCCACTGCGCGGTTCACCGCCTGGGTAGTCGCCGGCAACTGGATGGCGATCTGCGTCTTGTCCGCCGTCGAGATGCTCGTGGTCGTGCCCGTGGAACGCAGAGGTCGGAAGAAAATCACGTCGGTGGTCGCGACCTGGGTAATCGTCTCCGTCTTCCCGGAAGCGTTCGTGAACTCGATCCAGGTCCTGCGCGGGCTCAAGGAGCCGTCCAGGTAGATGGCGTTGATGACGAACGTCCCACGGTTCTGCGCGTTGAAGGGCGTGCCGTAGATGTTCACGTAGTCGCCCACGCGCACATTGTCGAGCAGCGGGTCGCCGCCGGCTGTGAATTCCATGTGCACGGTGTTCGTACCCGGGCTGAAGGTGAGGGTCCACTGCGTGGTCGCGGTGCCGGAGGTCAGCTTGGACGGGAACAGCAGCGCGTTCTGCGCGGGCCCGCCGAGAATACGCACCGTGCCGATAAGCCCGAGCGCGCCGGAGTAGATACGCACGTAGTTTTTGCCGTCATTGGGGTCCAAGAAGACGACCGCATATGCGGACAGCCCCTCAATCTGGAGCGAGCGATTGACAACCGCCGCAACCTCCAGTGCGAGCGCCTGGGTGTTGTTCTTGAAGTCCGTGGCAGCGAAGGTCACGATGACTGTGTTGCGCTCGTCGATCTTGAGCACAAGCGTGTCGCCGTCGTTGATCGCGTAAGGTTCTGCGACGGTGGTAGTTAGATTCGAGCGGACTGCATCTGCCCCGTAGTAGACCTCTAGGATCTTCCAGAGGGCGAGGTTCGTTAGGGAATCGTTGGAGAGATTGATGCCCAGATCCCGGAACAGATCGTCGGCCATGCCGATGGAGGACGGCCGGCGGACGCCGTAGTCGTTCATACGCCGGTCCAGATACTGGCCGCTCGCGCTCGATCGGAACAACTGGTCGAAGGCGAGCCGTGCGTTCTGGCGGTTGTAGGTATCTCCGACGGAGAGCGCGGCGATGAGAGAGTCCCAGTTGTCGCCGGTCAACGCGGGCGAGAGGTGCTCGCGCAGGAAATCCTGGGCGGCAGCGTATTCGGGCGTGCCCTGGAGGAGCGTGACGACTGGAGGCGTGGCCAAGAGTGCTCCTTATGGGCTAAGCCGACAGGCTGACCAGCACGTCCGTGTTCAAATTGAGAATCATCGGCTTCTCGAAGGACTGAACCGAGATCAGGTCGTTGCCCGGTCCGAAGGTGGGCGACAGTATCGTGACGGCGGACACACCCCGCACCTTCTTCGCGGCCGAGATGATGTCTGAGAAGCTGACGGACTGACCCACGCCCGCCAAGTTGATGACCTGCGCCACCGCACTCTGAACGCGCTCGATCACGTCCTTTTGCGTGCCCTGGCGTACACGGATAGACAGGGACAACTGGAAACGCCGCACAAACGGGCCGCTGATGTTGATGTTCGCACCCTTAGCGATGACGCCAGGATAGGTGTCCTTGTCGGATAGGTTACCGTAGAGAATCTTCTGACATTCGGCAATCAGGCCGGTGTTATTCTGGTAGGCATCGAGGCCCAGTGCGAGGTCGCTGCTGAAGGCAAGCTTGTCGAGTGGCGAGATGAACGTGCCTGCGGCGGCCGATATATCGCCAATGGCACCCTGGGTGTCGAAGGCGACGGTCATGTACGTCGAGTTCAACGTGTTCGGAGCTACCCAGGCGATCCGCTTAATCAGCCTGGAAGGGTTTTGCGGCAGCCCCTGAACGTTGCGCACGTCGTTGCCGAGGGCGGTCGCGACGAGCGCCGTCATCGTGCCCTGGACGGTGAACGAGGACACAACACCGAGCGTTGCCACGCCGAGCGCCTGGACTACCCAGTTGTTCTGGTTCGCCGCGCCGAGCGCCGCCGTGTTCACGGAGAAGGTATCGCCGGGGAGGATGGAGTCGGCCGTCCAGAAGGTCACCGAGTCCACCGAGGCGATGCTCTCCTCGACCATGTTGACGTTCTCGACCCAAAAAGCGTACTTCGTCGCTGCGAAGCTGATGCGGACGACCCTAAACGTGCCCTTATTGACCTGGGAACCAGACGCCGCCGAGGCCACCTGCACCCAGTCGCCCTCTTTGACAGCGGAGAAGTCCGTGGGCGCGCCGACCCCCGCGAAGACGTAGGCAGCAAAGCGGCCGTGCTTTTCGATCTGCCACGGGAGGTTCGCCAGCGTGGCGGTCATGGCGCCCGCGTACTTCGCGACTGTGCCGGCTACGCTAACGGCTACGGTCGAGAAGGTGCTAGGGGGAACCGGAGCGGTGATTGTGATGTTTGTTGCCGTGGTCCAGTCGAGTCGCTTGGGGACCTTGCCAATGCCCTGGACGGCGACCCACTGGCCTCCGAAGAGACCGACTGCATCACTGGCCTTTATCTTGGTGAGGCTACCGGTCGTGGTCGGCAGTGCGGCGTCGAAGATCGAGGCAAGCACGCTGTTGGCGACTCCACCAGTCACCTTAACGCCGCCGGCCGAACCAGGGAGCAACGAAGCAAACTGGAGCTTACCGAGCGACGCGGCGGCCTTGACCTCGGAATTCGAGGGGAGGCCGGTGATGGTAGTGAGGTTCAGATAGCGCACCAGCGCGGGTGTGGTGACGGGTACGAGGAAAGCGCGCTCGTTCGTCCAGTCTTCGTCGCTGCTCCACAGCGAAGCCGGCGCCGCCGTCCCGTTGATGGTGATCACGTAGTTCGTGCCGTTGTAGCTTGACGAAGGGATGTAGAAGTTGCCGCCCGAGAACGTGAACCCAAACTGCGGCTTGGTCTGGTCCTCCAGGTAGGCGTCAAAGGTGCTGATGGTGACTGGCGATCCAACGACTGGGACGCCGCTCTTCTTGTATGCGGCGATGGCGCCCGTCACCCAGAGGTTGCCGAGCAGTGCGTTCACGAGCGTAGCGAGGTTCGTAACACCCGTCGTCACCGTCTTCGTGATGTCGAGGGGATACACCTGGAAGTTAGCCGAACTGACGATCTGCTTGTAGCCAAAGTTCAATGCAGTTCCGGCGGCAGCGTGTACCATCATCCACAGGCCGTTGCCGCTGTCGAAGTCCGAGACGCGGAAGGTGCCTTGGGTGGAGAGATCGAGTAGGGTATTCACGCCGACGGTAACAATGTCGCCGACTACCACTCCGGCCCAGTTTAGCGGAGTAGTCGGGACCACACCGGTCGAGGCGATCACGTTCACGAGTTCGCCAGCCGCGCTGATCGGCGCCAAACCTCCGACCTGATAGTCGAACTGGAACACTGTGGCAGTGAGACCGGTCGCGCTGACGGTCACGAAGCCTGCCGGGAACACCGTGCCGCCTGAGAGGTACGCGACATCTCCGGCTACATAGCCATGGCTGGTGATGTACGGGTTGGGCTGGCCGACTCCTGTCGTGATGGTAGCCGTCCCGTGACCAGTCGCGTCCGTGGTACAGGTCGCACGAACGCCCGCGAAGTAGACGATCTTGCGCAGGTTGGGGGCGCCGTAGACCGAGGACTGGACTGCGTACCGCTGGCCCAGCACGGGGGCTCGCGCCGCCGCCGAGGGCAGCTTCACGAAGATGTCCAGAAGGTCACCCTCGGAGGTCGAGACTGCGAAGTCCTGAGAGGGTGTGGTCGGGTTGGTGAAGCTGATGCGGGCCTTCTTGCCGTCCGGCCCGAACCGCTTGAACCGCCAAAGTACCGCGTTCACGGTTGCGTCGGCGTCGGCTGGCGGGTTGGTGACAGCGCGCGCCTGCGTGTGCAGCACGAAGTCCGAGAAGTCGAAGGTTGCTGGGAAGGCGCTTGTCAAAGAGGCGCCGGAGCCATCGCCTTGGGCGACGGTCAAGGTCGCACCGTAGTAGCCGATGGCCGCGTTTGTCGGCGCCACCTTGTAAGCGAGCGTGGCGGAAAAGCTCTTGCTCACAGCGTCTTGGTCGAGGACGACGTTCAGGACATCCTCGGGGCCGAGGGCGAACAGCGAGCAGCCGAACAGGCGGTCGCCCACCGCCGGCTTGTTGGGCGCCTTCTGGTAGGACACGAGGCTACCAGTGACGGCCGTGGCAACGGTCTGGGCGCCGAAGTTGGTGGCCACCTTCTTCCCATCAGTGGACACCGGGTTCTTCCAGACGATGCCCTGGCCTGGGACGATTATGGTGTCGTCGGTCGTGACGTTACCCACACCCACGGCGGTGATGCCCTCGAAGGCGAAGTTTGGGGTGCCGTGGTCGGTGTTCCCGGACTCGGCGGACCCGAGGTGACTAGGCTCGTTCAGCACCGTCTGGATGGTGAACGGAAGCTTAGCGCCCTCGGTGTCGGAGGCGACTAGTGCGATGTCGCCTTCGGACCCAAAGGTGTCGGTGGTCACGCGCACGCGCGTCGTCCGCACCGTAGAAGCGGTGACGCCGGCCATCTGCGCGGCGACCGTCGTAGAGATGCTCGCGGGCGACACGACGCCGGCCGGGATGTTGAGCTTTTGGATCGTAGCGGGGGTACGGACGACCACGAGGCCGAGCGTCGAGATCGCTGGCAGGGCGCCAGCCCCTGGCAAGGTTGTACCGACCTCGAATGCCACGGTCGTGGCGGTTGCACTGGAGACGCGCCAGACGCCGGTCAAAGTGGGGGAGAACGCGGCGTCCCAGAGGATCATCCAGTCGCCAGTCTTGACATTTGAGAACGGAGTACCGCTCGGCGCGGTCAGGGTGACAATCACGCCGAGAACGGAGACGGTCAGCACTAACCCGTTGGTGATGCCGGTGCCGATGACCTGACCGGCGCCATCTGCGACCCACCACAAGTTAGCGCCGGCCGTGCCCACGGTGGCCGAGGAGAAGTCGGTAGACTCGATGTAAGCGCGCGTGAATACGGTGCCAGCGCTGAGCCGGTCGCCGGTCTGGAGTGCCTTCGTGAGATGGGTTTCGCCTGTGTTACGGTTGAGCAAGTAGTCGTTGTCCCGCCCCGTTGCGCTCGTAGTCGAGAACATTGAGACGAAGCCGAGGCTCGACGAGTTCAGGTTGATGGTGAGAGAGGCCCGCGTCGCCGCGCCTAAGTTTGACTTGATGCGCAGGGTGTTGCTCAAGGCAATTGCGGTGACCCCGGAGATCTTGGCGTTAATCACCGCTACCCAGGCCGCGAGGCTGTTGCTGGCGCTGATTTTCGTAAAGCCAGTCTTGGCGTTTACGAAGTCGGCATCCACGAAGTTGTAGACCACCGACGCGGTGCCGTCCACGGTCACGGAGAGGTTGATGCCGGTTCCGCCATCCACAAGGTTGGTCGTGTCCCAGGCGCTCTGGGCGGTCGTTTCGATGGCTGCTTCGAGCCCATCCTTGTAAAGGATTTGATCGTTCTTATAGAGGCGAAGAGTGTCGAACCGAACCTTGGGGAATGCAAAGGATATGTTAGCGTCCGTCCCGGTGCTCGGTGCGGTGACCTGGAGATCCTCGCCGAAATCGCTCTTGGAGAAGACGATAAACGAACGGCCGCTGTCGGTGGTGCGCGCGGCGAAGAGCGAACTAGCGTTGGAGTTGATGGCGGCGACGACTTCAAAGGCGCTGGCGTTGGTGATGTCCAGGAAGTTGCTGGCAAGGAACGAGACGGTGGAGACAATGCCGCCGATACGCACGGCCAGAACAGAACCGGCGGTGAGCGAGTACGGAGCCGAAACCCCAGCCTTTGAGAACGCCTTGGCCAGCGGCACGCCCCCGAGTATCTGGAAGTCTTGCTCGCCGCCAGCAGCGTTATCGACCAGCGACTCGATGGCGACACCGGCCGACTTCGGCTCGTAACCACTGCCGTCGTCGATGTACAGCGTATTCACGTTCCCCTGAGAGACGAGGCTAGACGAGGTGACGGTTGCGTCCTCGTCTTGGGCGTTCGCTCGGAATACGGAAGTGAGGATGGCGAGATTCGTACCCTTGGTCTTGGAGCGACGAACTGCCTTGATGCGTTCGCGGAATTCTTCCTTGGACTCCGCCGGTCGTGCGTTGAAGACAGCAACGGAATTGGTCACTGTCGCGCCGACGAAGGGCACAGAGTCGAAGGTCTGGATAGCGCCCTTGGGGGCGTTGCCGCTGATGCCGGGCGTCAGGCAAACGACACGCACACCGTCGAGCGAGTTCTCGCCGTCTGATACCGTCACCTTGTTCGTCGTCTGGAATTTAATTGGGGCCCCGGTGATGCCGGGGAGCGTACCAACGACCACGCCGATGCTTACTACGCGGTTGCCGCCCTGGGCCAGGATGACAGTCTCGGATACGTTATGGAACTTGCTGGTGTTCGTCGTCAGCGTGATCGTCCAGAAGGCTCCGCTCACGTCCTGTACACGCGAGGTGTAAACGATCGGCCCCTCGACGTTGGAGGTGCCGCGTCCGATATATATCGAACCTGTCGCCGGCATCAGGCTGGCGTCGGAGACGAAAATGGTCGTCGAGCCGGCAACGGGTGCGGGCTTACCCTGGTACACACGAGTCGCGACCTTGGTGAAGGTGCTGTCTCCGATGGTGACCTTGGTACTACCGAAGGTAGCTGGACGCTGCGACAAACCCTCGTCGCGTCCAGCGCGCGCCAGGGCCTCGCCGTCTGCATTGTCCACGTCCCTGGAGGCCAACGCCTGGAAGATGTCCTGGCTGGTCCGCATGGCCGAGGTAGCCTGCGTCTCCAGGATCTCGGCGATGGGCCCGCCGACCTTGATACCCTTGAGGCCCGCCTTCGACAGTAGTACGTCGATGGAGTCTCCTAGGATCTGCTGGTACGACCTTGGGGTCGGGGTATCGGCCATGACAGGGAAGGGAGCGCGCCCGGGGCGTAGCTCGACCGCGTATCTGGGAGATTGCTACTGGCTGCCCAGGTCCACGGCGATGGGGATGTTCTGGGTCGTCCCACTGATTCCCACCGAGAGAACCAATTGAGCGGTCGGGCCGGTTCGCGTGACCTTTGCGGACTTGACGCCCGTATATGTGGGGTCTTGGGTGAACGCCTCGCGAGCGGCCTTGAGAATGTCCTTGGCGGTGACAGAGGTATCGCCGATCTGCACGGCCATTCCGAACCCTCGATGACGCTTCAGAGACCCGGCGGGGGTGTTCAGGATGATGCGTGCTTGCTGGATGACGTTCGTGAATCCGTACGACCAGCGGCCATCCCCGTCTGGTGTGATCACGAGGTCGTTCTTCGGCGTCAGGAGCAGGTCGATACCGCCGACTGTAAGCAGGTGGTCGAAGTCGTCCACTCCGGGAATGGGCTTCACGCGGGGGTCATCTGCCGCCGGACCGTCCGAGGGGATGAAGATCAGCATCTGCGAGTTCACTGTGTGCGGCAAAAAGGCATGCAGGAGCGAAGCGGCTGCGAGAGTGAACTGATCCACAGGGTCGCCATCGAGGACGACGCTGTAGAGATTCGTAGCGATCTTCGTCACGGCAATGACGTGCCGCTTTTGGCGAGGGCTTGTGGTGGACTCCAGCCATACCGGCTGTCCGATGTAGAGTTCCCTGCCATCGGCAACGATCACGGTGTTCCCGTGCGCGTTCACAAGTAGGGCGAGGGTGAAGCCGTCTTCGTCCACATACGGTTCACGGAGTCCGTTCAACGCGGCGATTTCGATCCACCGGTTGACATCCTTGAGGTAGATGGAAGCCATCCCTTCAAGCGTATGCCCGTAGAGGAACGGTACGGCGAACTTCGAGCGAGGCGGACGGAAGTCGATGCCGGACTGGGCGGCAAGGCCGGCGATGACTTCGATGGGAGTCACGGTCGGCGTAGTCAGGTTCGCGTACGCCGCTAGACGGCTGACCTCAATGGCTGCTTGATTGAGTTGGAACAGGACATCGAAGTCGGCGTCGGTGGGCTGCCGACGCGCTATCTGGGCCGTGTTTCGTCCGTAGACCGAATTGTAGGTTGCGCTGCCGGTGCCAACGGCATCGGCGTAATCGGAAGCAACCTTGATCAGGGCGTCTCGGCGCTGCTCATAGTCCCGTCGAGTCAAGGAACGTACACGCACACGCTCGGCGTCGAGATTTTGCTGGTGAGCGTCAGGGAGGATGAGCAAGCCTACGTCAAGAGCGTCCAGAATTTCTGGGTGATCCTGGGGCTCGTCGAAGATGGAGTGGGCTGGATGTGCGGTGAAATTGATGGACTTGGTTTGGTGCACTTGGGCGGCATCTTCCAGGAGGTTGAAGTCATCCAGGAATTGGGCGCTTTGCTGCTCCGCCTGAGTCCTCAACCTGAGCGTGGTTGCGTACACCTCGTTGAACTGGCTGATGACGCTAGTCTTGAAGTCACGGACTAGTGCGTGAGGCAGGTCAAGCATCGTGAGGGGGACCCCGAGTGCGTCCTTGCTCATGAATGCGACTTCACGGAGGGAACCGAAGACCACGTTCTCGATGTCGGCACCAAGTGCGCGGATCAGCGCGGAGCCCGCCTGCAACGAAGCGCGCACACCGCGCACGCTGTTGAGAATATGTGCCAAGGCGTTGGGGTCCCGCCCGGAAACGGTCACGAGCTTCGACGCCTGTTGGCTTCCTAGCCCGAGGCTTTTAGGAGAGATGCGCGCGAACGCCTCCAACTGGAGGTCGTAGCGGCGCTCCAAGGGCGAGTCCGCCGTTCGCTTCAGCGTGAACACCACCGGCCGGGTGATGTAGATGGCCTCGTCCTTCCAGATGGCGAGTGCCAACCTATACGTGCGGTTGATGCGCTGCTTCTTCATCTCCGCATAGGCTTCGAGGAAGCGCTGAAGGAGCAGGAACTGGTAGTAGCCAGTGCTCTTCGAGAGCATGAACGACGGGTCGTCCCCGAACCGGTCCTTCTCGTAGACGTTAGGATTTGACTTAGAAGTACCGGAGATGGTGGAAATAGCCGCGCCGAGACGCCGGGCGGCCTGGAGCGATCCGGCGAAGATAGCCTGCCCGAGGCTAGGCGTCTGCGCGGTGTCGGCCGCGCCGCGCGTAGGTAACACTCCAGTCGTACCTGAAAACGAGATCGTCTTGACGGGGGCGCCGCCGTGGTTCTCGATGTAGCCGCCCAGCGACACCGCACCATCAATCGCGAACGGCATCGAGATCGTCATCGCGTCCGGCGGGATGGGCAGTGTGAACTTCAGCGCCCCCCCATCGGTGGTGACCACCTCGAAGTTGCCGGATTCGACCTCGTTGAGGATCAGAAGCTGGAACGGGAACGATTTGTCCCAGTTCGTCTCCATCTCCTCGAAGTTGTAAGAGTCGTAGAACATCCCCCACCGACCGTTCGGGGCAGCCGGGGCGAAGTTGTTCCGGGCCTCCCAAGCAGGAAGGGTGCCGACGGTGGGGGTGATGTTCGCCATATGAGGAAGATTGCCCGCCTAGTTCTGCTCCATGTAGACGTACTCGCAGTCGAGCCCCTGAGATCCGGCGGTGTTCGTACCGAAGTTCTGGACCTCGGGGCCGAGCCCTTGCGCGGCAGGGGGCAAATTGGTCGATTTGTTGAACGAGGAGGACACGCCGGTCACGCAGTCGATGATGGTGAACACCACATTCGCTCCGCCAGCCGAGTAGTCTAAAATGAACACGTAGTCGCGCGCGTTGACCACCGCAATACCGGTGTCCAACCAGGAAGCGGTCGCGCCATCTCCGCTCCCGTAAAGCCAATTGCCACCGACTCGCGAGTCCTGCACGATGGCCAAGAACGTTTCGGTGTCCGCGTTCGTGCCACCGATTGTCGGAATGTAACCCAGGCTCCAAGACGGGTTCGTAGTAACGCTCCTGAGCGCGAAAGCGTTGATCATCAGCGTGACCTGCGCCGTGTGCAGCCGGGTCGCGATTTTCGGGTTGTTGCCGAGCGCAGTTAAAAAAGCGGTGGATGGGTTGAATCTCGAACCGGATTGCTGGGTCGAGGCCGGGATGGGGTGACGCATATACCATCGGCCACCAACAGCGACAATACTCCTCGTACCGACGCCAGTAGACGCTGGGGGGGGTATCCCAACCCCGGTGTAGTTTGCATCGGTGATGGCTGCTAGGGTCCAGTAACCGGGGCGTCGCCCGGAAGCTGAAAATAGCCCGAAGCTCGGGGCCGGCCCACCACCGCCTGATACCTGCGTCGTGCCGTCCACCTTGTCTAAGTTCAGCGCATCGACGATACCGGCCGAGATGGTGTTGACCAGCTTGGCGTTGGCCGAGCCCTGCTGATAGCGCGCTCCACCGAAGGCGGCTACGATGCGATTTGCAAGGCGGCCAGCAAGGCCGGTTCGTACTCCATCTGTCGCATCTCCGATGATGATGGCCATGGTCTACCGCTCGGTGAACTTCTTCTCAGCGAGAATCGCGGGGACCGAGCCGCTGAGGTACTTCGATACCCACTGGCTTAGTGACTGAATGACGGCCGGATTGACCTGAACTGGAACGCCCATCATCGTGCCCCAGGTCATACTGTTGGGCAGGACCACCTCAGTCAGGAGCGCTCGCAGAGCCTCGGCTAGCTTCTGTCCGAGGACTAGATTCTCGCTCGCGCCGCTGCCGCCGAGCTTGAGCGTGCCGCCTGCTCCGATGCGGGCATCGGTTCCCGCATCCACGGTGAAGTTCTTGCCGGCGGTGAGTGTCCAGGACTCCTCAGTTGAGGTGCTCTGGTTCTTCGATGTCATGTTGATCTTGCGGTTGGCGGTGTCGATCTCGATGACCTCGCCGGACTTGTTCTCCACGCGCACGGAGCCGTTCTTGAGCAGCTTGATCTGGGTGCCTTTGTTGGCGGCGTCGCGATTGCGGGGCTTGCCGTCCTGGTCGGTCGCGCCCTGATCGACCAGGGTCATCTCGCCGTCATTGTTGATCGTGAACTGGACGCCGTTGAACTCCCAGAGGAGGTTGTCGCCGGCATTTTTCCCTGGGTCGGTCTCGGCCTTGCGGTGCTTCAACCCGCCTACGATCACGGCCGAGCCCGTGTGGGCGTTGAGGCAGAGCACGAGCACGCGGCTGCCGTTGGTGATCGGGTCGTCCTTGTCGATGCGCGTCGCCTTCCGGCGGGTCGCTCGGAAGCGGTCGCCCACGCCGCCAAAAAGGTCTGCGGTGACGCAAATATAGTCCTCGGTGACTGACTTGTTCTTGCCGTTCTGGCGTTGGATGCGCACCCGGTACTGGGTCTGTCGGGGGGACTTGGTGGTGTTGCGGTCGTCGTCAGTATAGATGATGTCGATGACCTCACCGAAGCGCAGCGGCGTGTTCGCAAACAAGGCAGAATCGGTCGCGCCGGACGAACTCGCTGTAGGAGTCAGGTAGTGGGGAAGCGGCATCTGGACCTAGCCTTGGGGAAGCTCCACGACGGAAGCGTCACTGCCCTCGTCGGTGAAAACCGCGTACTGGGCGATGGAGATGTCCTTCTTCGAGCGCTCGATTCGTGCTTCCGAGGACATGCCATGAGTGATCGTAAGGTTGGTTATGAACCTGGGTTTGCCCTTCTCATCGAGGAAACACGAATGGTTCACGCCCTCGATATGGTACACGACCTCCTCGAACTCGCAGTTGTCGCCCACACAGATGGGGGCCTCGATGCCCTGGAGTCGCAGACTGCCTCCAAGCGTCAATTGCTGCTGCATCGTGAAGTCGGCAACGTGGTCGGTCCATCGTCGAGAGTCGATGCGCGAGTCGAGCACCGAGCAGTTCACGGTGGTCGAGTAGGGCCGCAAGCCTGAGCGGAGGATGTCGAGGTCGTCGCGGATCGGCCGGTTGAGTATGAACTCCTGGAGGGGGTCGCGATCGGGAGCGATGCCGGTAACGTGACAGAAGTTGAACCTCTGTGCGTCATTTGTGCCCACTCGCTCTCCGAAGACGAGGACGGGATCGATCTTCCAGCGGGGAAGTTCCAGGAACTGGGTGCGAGGGAAATCGGCTTTGTGCCCTATGGAGGATGCTTGGGTCGTGAACGGCAACTGCCGTGCGATAAACGTAGGCACGATCCGACCCTGGTCAGGGCTCGCGCGCAGGGTGAGATACATTTCGTTGATGCCTGGGTTCAGATACTGGCCGAGGATGGACCACACGGACTCATAGTCGAAGGTCGGCGGCGTCGGCATGGTGTTGCCTTGGAGTGGCTGGCCCGTCCGGTAGTGCGGTCCAGCGCCCACAAGGTGTGGAATCAGCACCGCGAACGAGTTCTGCATGGACCCAGTAGTGTCGTTGCGGTAATGCTGGACCCCAGTGACGACTTCGAGGAGGTCGGCGTACTTCAACATGCCTGACGCAGCCCCCTTACCGAGCAACGCGGCAGCCTTGTCCGGGACCAAGTAGGCTTCGCCGCCTGCGCGCCGTTCAAGTTCCACGTCGTTCTTGTTGGCGGATCCCGCGATGTTCTTGTCCTTCCTCGGGAGCCCCTTCCCGAGTAGCGTGGTAAGAAGACGAGGCAGCAACAGATCGATCTTCAGCGAGCCAACGTCCTTGTGGCCGTCCGCGTTCCTCGACTCGATGATGTCGTTGAGGATGTTGCCGAGCTTGCGGAACCACTCTCCGAAGTCGTCGCGCGTTTCCAATTCCGGGAAGTAGATGATCTGGGAATCGAACTCGGTGAAGCCGGCAGCGCGCAGTGCATAGCGGATGACTCGTCGGCCACCCGCGTCTACGGTGCGGAGCTTGTCCATGCTCTGGCAGCGGCCCATGAACTTGAGTCCGTCGTCGAAGCGGTTGCAAGCATCGCCGCGTCGGATGCGCGCCGCGAGGTCGATGGCGCGCTCGCGCGAGTTTACAATCCACGCGAATACCCAGTCCCCGGGAAGAATCTCGGAGCGGAAGTCGCGCGTGGGCAGTAGCAAGGCATCGAGGCCGGTGACGTGCGCGCCCTTGCTGCTGCTGATGGACATTTGTTGGACCTCAGTGCCCAGCACGAGCATCTCTTTGGTCGCCGCCGCGAACGCGCGGTTATCGGTCACACTTCGATTACCGACCTTTTTGCCATTCTTCTGGTCGTTACGGTCGAAGGTGACTTGGTTCAAAAACCGCACCGAGGCGATGACCCAGAATGGAGCCACGCTGATGCGGCCGTCGCGAACGCCGAAGTCGCTGAGGAGGTCGTAGTACGCGGGCATGGTTTATTCGTGCGGCTTCCCGCGCATGCCGAAGCCGTATCCGGGGAGCATGCCGAACAACGTGTGGAGGTCGGGATCGAGACCGGCCGGGCCTTGGAGCTTGCCTTCGAGCTTGGACTTCTCGCCGGTCAACGTTGCGTTGAGGGCCCCGACGGCCTTGTCGAGCCGTTCCAGTTGTGAGATCACATTGTCGTTGACGGTCTTCCAGCGCGCGAGTTCTCCGCCGACCTGGAAGTCCTTCATACCTTGCTCTGGAGACTTCGCGCCGGCCAGCGGTTGGCCGTCTGGGCCGATAGCGTTCGCGTCGGGCAGTGGCATGGCGAGCCCGTTCCCGATTCCGCCCATCATGGCGCCGGTCACGTCCGGCCGCTCGGCACCGTGAGAGATGGCAAACCGGAACGCCGAGTACGCGGACTTGAGCCGGTCACCGGACATCCCGGAGACCTCCGTTAGAGCGCCCGAAGCTACATCGGAGGCGCTGGTGCCGCCCCTGAACGCGCGGGCGAGCCGCGACATGTCGTCCTTGCCACCCTGGTCCGCGAATAGGTCGCCTTCGCTGGAAAAGCGCCGATCGAAGTAGGTGCGCACCGAGTTGGTATCGACGCCCATCGCCTTCAGCCAGCCCGGGACTTCTCCGCTTTGGACGATGTTGAGCATCGTGCCCGGGTCCATTTTCGTAAGGGCTTCCTGGGCGTAGATGCTGCCCTTGGGCATCGAGCGGATCGCGTCGAGTCGCGCGCGCACGCCCTGGTATGGGTTCATCGACCCGGACATGATGCCGCCAAGGGAACCCATGGCCTGCTCACGGAACTTCTCCTCGAACACGTCGCCACCGCTCATGAACGAGGCGATGCCTGCGCCCGACTGCCTGCCGAACCCGAGCGACATCTGGCCGGCAGTGAACTGGCCGGCACGGCCGGCGGCTACCATGTCCATGGCGCCTGAGGCACCTAGCTGTGCGAAGTGCCCCAAGATGCGGCCTGAGCCGTCACCGATCGCGGCGCCGCCGGCAATGGCGACAGCCGCGCCCTCGGACATACCCTTCGTGATCGCGTCCAGCGCCTTCGCGGTGAGATCGTTAGCTGCGCGCCGCCCGCCTGTCTCCAGAATGCCACTGGAGACCCCCATCACTTCGTCCTGGAAGAATCCGAACTGTGAGGAGTTCCGCTGGAGAAGCCCGCCCTGGCGCAACGTCCCCATGTTCCCCATGCGGCGGCCGAACGAGAGCCGCTGAGAAGCGTTGCCGCCAAGCGTGTTCACCGCGTCGAAGTTGACTGCGTGTTCTTGTTGATACAGGCCTAGGACGTTCTCAAGCGCCTCCATGGCCTTGGGACCAGCCTGCTTCGCCGCAGCGAAGGCAGAGGCGTAGTCTCCGCCCTTTAGCATGGACTTGGTGCTATCCGCGAACTGACCGAATTGCCGCCGGAACCCTTCCGAGTTCGTAAGGCGCTCGATGGTGTCTTGACCCTCCTTGCTTCCGGTCAAGCCCTGGAAGGCAAGGGCGTAGGAGGGATCGCCGCTACGGCGCGCGACTTCCATCTTCCCGGCGGTGCCGTAGACCTTGGCTCGTGCTTGGAGGTTGGTGAGGTCAAGCTTATCGAGGTCGCCTTCGAGGTTGCCGACCCTGTTCGCAGCGATCCCGAGCAGGGCTGCCGGGCCAAACCGTGAGAGCAGTCCACCCAGGAGTCCGCTTACCCCGCCGCCTCCGCCAGAGCCTGCGGCGCCGAGCGCGGTGCGCTGCTCCTGCATCTTGTTAAAGGAGCCGAAGTAGCCCTCGCGCGCTGACCGTTCCTGGCTCGACGCTTCACGCGCGGCCAGGGAGTTTGAGCCGAACATCCGCTCCATCTGCTGGCGCTTGGTAGCCGCGCTCGAATACCGGCGCTCGGCATTTTGGTACGCCTGCTCTAGGTCCTTGAGGAGGTCCTTCTGCTCTTCGAGTTCGCGGTTGATGCCCTCGCGCATCAACTTAGCAGCGTCCTGGGACACCTTCCCGAGACGGCCGAGCCCCTTGACGGTATCCTCGACCTGGGTGAGGAGCGCATTCTTCCCACCTGAAGTGGTGAGGTTGCCGAGCTTCAGGCCGGAGAAGGTCTTGGTGAGATCCTTAGCCTCCTTATTCCATCCCTTGAGGAGGGTGGTGAGCTTGTCACCTTGCTTGGTGTCGAGTTGCAGCCCGACCAGCAGCTTCTTGGCTTCACTGGCCATGTTCTTACGGGGCCTCCTCGGCCTCTGGAAGATTGTCCTCGTCGGAGAACTGGATGGTCACCTCGGGGAGCTTGGCGAGGGCCTCCTCGATGTGCTTCTTCGCGCCGGAGACGGCCGGCGCGGCTTTTTCGGCCGGCGCGGTGAGCTTCTTGTCGCTGGTCGCTTTCTTGAATCGCGCGTAGAACTCTTCGTCCTCCAGGTTTTCGCGCTTGGCCTCGGCCTCGCGCTGCGCGCGTTCCTCGGGCGTCTCGGTAAGCCGGCGTGCCTCGTCGAGGCGGCCCTCTTCCGACAAACTCTCAAATTGGTCCTCGAACCACGTGCGTAGCACATCGTCGAGAGGAACTTCCTCCTCGACGATGTGCAGCGGCGTGTAGAACGTGCGCGCGTACCAGCGCATGATGCGCCGGATGCGGAACTCGTTTCCGTCCTCGATGACCGCGTTGAGAGCATCTACCGCGATGGCGCGGATGTGATCCAGGACGACTACTCCTTCGGCGCTGCCTGGACCTTCTCGCGGAGCTTCTTCTCAGCGGCCTCAGCAGCCTCGGTGACCTTCTTCTCAGCCTCGTCGATGATCTTCTTGATCTCCTCAGTGATGACGACGATGGGCATCTCGTCTTCGAGGTCGAGTCCGAACCCTACCTCCGGCCACCACTTCGGATACTCGACGAGCCGAACGTGAAGTTCGGCCAGCGTACCGGCGAGGATGATGGCTCGCTCGGACGCTCCGGGCTGGGACCCGA